AATGAAACTACTCTTGGACGGGAATATTCTGTTGCAAGCAACATTTTAAACATAGATTCTACATCAGAGACCTATTTAATACAAGAAGTTCAAGATGAAAAGTATGAATTATTGTTTGGAGACGGATATTTTGGGAAAAAACTCGAAAATGGATCAACAATAACTGCAACTTACATTATAACTGACGGAAAATCAGGAAATGGGTCTACAAACTTCTCATATGTAGGTAGAGTTTTAGATTCTGATAATAATCCAGTGGTTCCAACCAATAGTATCTCAATTACAACCAATCAATCTGCTGCAAACGGTGGTGATATTGAAAGTATTGACTCAATTAAGTATTTTGCACCTCGAATATATGCATCACAATACCGTGCAGTGACCGCCAGAGACTATGAAGCGATAATACAGTCTATTTACCCTAATACTGAGTCTGTAGCGGTTGTAGGAGGTGAGGAACTCGATCCACCTGAGTTTGGTCAAGTGCTTATAAGCATCAAACCAAAGAATGGTGACTATGTTTCAGACTTTGATAAACAAAATATTCAGTCAAAACTAAAAAATTACTCATTATCTGGTATAAATCAAAAAATTATTGATTTGAAGGTGTTGTATGTTGAAATAGACAGTGCTGTTTACTACAATAGTTCTCAAGTTTCCAATGTGAATGAGGTTAAGAGTAATGTTGTCAGTGTTTTGAACACATTTTCAACGTCAAACATCAATAAATTTGGTGGAAGGTTTAAATATAGTAAATTAGGTCAAATAATTGATGGATCTGACAGTTCAATTACTTCAAACATCACAAGAGTGATCATTCGACGTAATATGAAGTGTTTATTGAACAGATCTGCACAATATGAGTTGTGTTACGGTAATGCATTTAAAAAAAATGCTGGTGGATTCAATATTAAGAGCACAGGATTTACTTTAGCGAACCAAACAGGTACATTGTACTTTACTGATGTTCCAGATGCAACTGGTAACATGGGAGTTTTATCTGTAGTTAAAGAATCATCTGAAAGTAATGAATATACTGTAGTTGTTAAGTCTGCAGGAACTATTGATTATGAAAAAGGTGAGATTATTGTTAATACACTCAATATAACATCTACAATCAAACCAAATGATATAATTGAGATTCAAGCATTCCCTGACTCTAATGATGTAATCGGTTTGAAGGACTTATATTTAAGTTTTTCGGTATCTGATAGCACAATAAATATGGTTAAGGATACAATTTCATCTGGAGAACAGATATCTGGTGTTGGATATAAGACAACTTCAAGTTATTTGAATGGAAGTCTAAAAAGAGGAGATACTTCAACAAGTGCAGCTTCGATATCAACCACAACTACTACATCATCAACTACAACAACCACTAGCTCAGGCTCATCATCGTCTGGAGGCGGATACTAAGAAATGATACAAACTGGTTTTGAGAAACGAGTACAGGTTCAACAAATACTTGCGAATCAACTCCCTGACTTCATTCGGGCAGAGAGTCCAAAGACGCTTGACTTCTTAAAACAGTACTATATTTCACAGGAACATCAATCTGGTGCCACTGATCTTGCAGATAACTTAGATCAGTATATAAAATTAGATAATTTAACTCCAGAAGTCATAACTGGAAAAACAACACTATACTCTGGTATTACTTCAACCACAGATAGTGTTCAAGTATACTCCACAAAAGGGTTTCCTAATCAATATGGTCTTTTTAAGATTGATAATGAAATATTTACATATACAGGACTAACTACAAACACATTTACAGGTGTTGTTCGTGGTTTTAGTGGGATTAGTAGTTATAGGACAAATTTAAATGCCGAAGAACTTCTTTTTGAGGAAACAAGTCAAGCATCACATGATGCTGGAAAGGAAGTAATCAATTTAAGTTCTAATTTTCTTAAAGAATTTTATAAAAAGTTAAAATATACTCTCACACCTGGTTTAGAGGATGTAGATTTTGTCTCAGATCTTGATGTTAATAACTTTATTAAAGAAGCAAGATCATTTTATGAAGCAAAGGGAACAGAAGAGTCATTTAAGATATTATTTAAGGTATTATTTGGTGAAGTACCAAAAGTTATAGATTTAGAGCAATATTTACCAAAACCTTCATCTGCGGAGTTTTTAAGAAGAGAAATAGTTGTTGCTGAAAGAATATCTGGTGATCCTGATAAACTTGTTGGTCAAACAATTAAAAAGGAGTCTGATTTAGAAACTCAGGCATCTGTTTCGGAAGTTGAGATATTTACAAGGTCTGGGATAAACACATATTTCAAGTTAGGTCTATTTGTTGGTTTTGATGATAGAGACTTAATAGAAGGAACATTTGAGATTCAACCAAAAACAGCAAATATCAATCCAGTATCAGTTGGATCTTCGGTAATTACTGTAGATAGCACTGTTGGGTTCGGATCAACTGGAACTATTGTCTCTGGTGCAAATATTATTACATATTCATCAAAAACAGTCAATCAGTTCTTAGGATGTGTTGGTGTAGACAATGCGATGAACACAAAATCTAGTATTCGCACAAATGATGTATTTTTTGGATATGAAGATGGAGATATAACCAAAAAGGTAGAAATAAGAATTACTGGTGTACTGTCAGATGTAGAAACTATAGGAGATGTTTCTTCAACAACTGAAGGTGAGAAGATATTTGTAAAAAATGTTGGTGAAAAGATAAAAAATCCAGAATTTAACAAAACTTACAAACAAACCTTTGCAAATTCATGGATTTATAATACAAGTTCTAGATTTTTTGTTGATAATACTAATAATGGATTTAACTTAAAGACCACACCCGATCCATCTGCATTGAAAGTTGGTGATATTGTTGATGTTCTTTTAGGAGCATCTGAAACAGTTGTATTTGCCGATGCAACGGTACAAACAATAAATGGAAGTACAGTAACATTGGGTGGATTGAGTGGATCACCTTCCGCAACAACTGATTATTCCATACGTAGAAAGTTAGAGACAGTAAACAGTAGTGGTGCTCCATTAGTGTATGGAAATGATTTAATTACCGCAGATATTCAAAATCTATACACAGAAAAGGAAAATTGTTTTTATGTGGCATCTAGTTCACTCCCATCATACACATTAACCAAAAATCTTGATCAATCTATTATTACATCTCTTGTATCTACTAATCTACAAGAATTTAATACCAATAAACTAAAATATAGCGTAATATCATTTAATAGTGATGTTCCATTTAAAACAGGTGAAGAGGTAATTTATAATGCAGAAACCAATACTCTCGATGGATTAGAGGATGCAACATCTTATTTTGTTAAAGTGCTGGCTGATAAGAAAAAGGTGCAGTTATACAGATCAAGATCATTAATTGACGCAGATAATTCAACAACACCAACTCGTGAATATTTTTCAGCACCTGCAACATCTGGGTTTCATAAGTTTACTTTAGTTACTCAAAAGACACAATTTATTCATCCTCAGAAGTTATTACGTAAGTTTCCATACACATCTGACGTAAAAACAGGAGAAAATACTGTAACAGCACCAGGTGCCCTTGGAATGCTTGTGAATGGTGTAGAGGTTATAAACTATAAGTCAACAGATAAAGTTTACTACGGTCCTTTAGAGGACGTTAGAGTGTACAATGGTGGAACTAACTTTGATGTTATAAATCTACCTTCAATAACAATAAGTGCTGGATTAACAACTGCTTTAGTCCAACCAGTTGTAAAAGGCACACTTACTGAAGTTTTTATTGATCCACAAGATTTTGATGTTAAAAAGGTATCTTCCGTAACTATTACTGGTGGTAATTCTTCTGGTGCTATATTAGATGCTCAATTAGAAGAGAGACATAGAACTCTTACATTTGATGGAAGACAGTCTACAGTAGGTGGTGGCGTAGATGTAACTAATGATAACATTACTTTCCCACAAAGTCATAATTTAATAAGTGGTGATGAGATAATTTATAATCGAAATGGTAACACTGCGATAGGAGTTGGTGTTAAAACAACTGCATATCAAGATGGTATAAACTTAATTACTGGATTAACACTTAATAATGGATCAGTTTATGTTGCTGAAGTAGTTAATAATAAAACAATTAATATCTATGAGACTCAGGGAGACTATTCTGCAGGTATTAATACTGTAGGATTTACTACTGCAGAAACTTCTGGTGTTCATAAATTCAGAACTAAGAAGGCAAATAATACAATTTCTAAGATTTCTGTAGTTAATTCTGGAACAGATTTTGAAAATCGCAAATTAATTGTACAACCAACTGGAATTAGTACTGCACATGATACTATTTTCTTCAAAAATCATGGATTTAGCAGTGGTGAAAAGATAGTTTATTCAACAGATGGCACATCTATAGGTGGTTTAGACACAAATCTGCAATATCAAGTAATTAAATTAAATGAAAATGAGTTTAGATTAGCAAATGCAGGGGCAGCAGGAACAATTTCTGCAAATTATGATAGAAATAATTACGTAGATATAGTTTCTGTAGGTAGTGGTAATCAAAATTTTGCATATCCTGCAATTAATATTACAGTAAATGCAGATATTATTGGTGGAGTTGGGGTAATTACTGCAACTCCTGTAATAAAAGGATCAATTTCTGACGTTTATCTGCATAATGCAGGAACGGGATATGGATCTACAACAATTAATTTTCACAAAAAACCAGATATTTTTGTAAAAACTGGTAAAGGTGCAGAATTAAAGCCAATAATTGATGGTGGTAAAATAATAAATGTACAAGTTACAAATACTGGAAGCGAATATACATCTCCACCAGACTTAGAAGTTGTTGGTATTGGATCAGGAACAGGTGCAAAATTAAGAGCAGTGGTTGTAAATCAGAAGGTTACTGACGTTGTTGTGCTTAATACAGGTATTGGATATACTTCCGCTACAACATCTATCAAAGTAACTTCTAGAGGTTCTAATGCGTCTCTAGAAGCGTCTGTAAGGCACCTTACACTTAATAATCATGAAAGACATGGTGATGAGATTTTAGTGGATACAGAGGACGGATTACAGTATGGTATGGTTGGATACTCAACTGCAATCGGTTTATCTGAGTTTGGAGATGATAGTATTGATCATTCACCAATTATAGGTTGGGCATATGATGGAAACCCAATATATGGTCCTTATGGGTATGATGACTCATCTAATGCTAACTCACAAATAAGAAACTTAACAACAAGTTATGTTTTATCAACTTCTAGTGTAGTTGATAGACCATCTGGGTTTGGAAATGGATTTTTTGTAGATGATTATAAGTTTGATAATTCTGGAGATTTAGATAAACATAATGGTAGATACACAAAAACACCACAGTTCCCGAATGGAGTTTACGCATATTTTGTAGGAATTAATACAAATACGCAAACTTCTGTATTCCCACACTACATTGGTAATACTTACAGATCAAAACTAATCGCACAGGAAGTAAATCAGTCATTTGACTTCAATAATTCTGACTTAATTAGAAATACTCTACCATATGCTGTTGGTGATAACGGATCTGATAATGATTTTATTAATGAACCTAATGAAATATTACTACAAAGTTCTACTATTGAATCAGTAACTAAGGGATCAGTTCAATCTTTTGATATTCATGAGGTAGGTGAAGGATATAAAGTAGGTGATCTTGCTACGTTTGATAATACAGGAACAAATGGTGGTGGTATTAGTGCATTTGTTGATTCTGTTACTGGAAAAACTGTAGAGAATTTATCGACAACTATTGAAGATTATCAAAATGCAAAATTAGTTTGGAACAAATCTGGAGAGATATCTGTACACAACAGTCAACCACATACTTTATTAGATAATGATATTGTTGTTATTTCTGGAATTTCAACATTTATTGCAAAACTTACAGGTGAACATGTAATTGGAGTCTCTTCAGAGAAGACAAAATTAATTTTGGATACTCCAGCAATAACTGCAGCAGGTATTGTTACTGATATTTACGTATCTACTGTACCAAATATATCAATAGGATCAACTATTGGTATTGGAACTGCTAGATTATCTGTTTTAAATGTATTTCCTGATAGAAGGGTGATTCGTGCAATCACAGAACATACAGCAGGAATTCATACAGCATCTACAGAATTAGTAGAAATTACTGATAAATTTACAATTCCGTTAAAAACTCCTTATTTTAAATCAAAATTAGATGATAAGGTATTTTTCAATCCAACTCAGGAACTAGGAATAGGCACAGTTTCTGGTCAGAGTGGTATATCAACAATAGTAATTGGTAATATACCAATTCCAACATCAATACCAAATCAAAGTATATTCATACCAAATCATCCATTTATACAAAATCAGCAAGTAACACTGACAAAAGGTGGTAGCACTCGAATAGTTGCATCAAATACAGGTGATAGTGCTACATTTAATATTCCTGAAACTGGTGAAACTCAAACACTATTTGTAATTAATAAGTCTGATAATTTAATTGGATTAACCACAGAGGTTGGATTAACTACAACCACTGATGGATTATTCTTCAGATCATTTAATTCAAATAATAATGATACTGACTTTGAATATTCAATTGAATCAAACTTTACACAAGAAACTGCTAGAATTGAGAAAATAAAATCAACTATCTCAATATCAACTGCTCATGGATTAGAAAATGGAGATTTTATAACCCTTACAGTTAAACCAAAACAATCTTTAGGGGTTGGTACATCGGAATCAATATTAGTTAAGTATAACGCAGATCATGATAAGATATTAGTAAATCCAATATCATTTGGTTCAACTGCAGTAAATTTAACCAAAAATGAGTTTGAACTTACATCTCATGATTTTAAAACAGGTGAAAAGGTTTTTTACAACTCAAGTAGTTTCATAAGTGGGTTAGGAACAGGATCTTACTTTGTTCATAGAGTTGATGATAATAAATTCAACCTATCTTTAACCAGAAAAGATAGTTTAACTGAACCTCCTTTAATTATAAATTTAGGATCACAAGGATCTTCTCATGAAATAAGCAAAATAAATCCAACAATACCTGTAATTAAAAATAATAATTTAGTATTCAATATGGGTGATACATCACTCAGTGGATATAATATGAAGATATTTTATGATAGTGAATTTAATAATGAGTTAGTTTCTATTGGTGCAACCACAGGATTTAGTGTTGTAAGTTCAGCGAGCACGGTAACTGTCTATTATAATGATGATTTACCATCAAAAATTTATTACTCTCTTGAAAAATCTGGATTTATTAGCACAGCAGATACAGATGTATCAAATTATTCTGAGATAGTGTATGAGGATAGTAGTTACAATAACTCTTATACTATATCTGGTGTAGGTGCAACTACCTTTGATGTATCTGTAAATGAATCACCAGAGCAATTATCCTATGTAAAAACAACTGCAGATTTAACATACACTACCAAATCATATGCAGCAGAAGGTGGTGTAGGTTCACTCAATCTAACATTTGGTGGTGCAAACTATAAGAAACTACCAGAATTTGTAAGTATCGCATCTACAAGTGGTATCAATGCAGATGTTATCCCCGTTTCAACAGAAGTTGGTAGAATTAAAGAATTTAATATTAATGATCAAGGTTTTGACTTCTCTGCCGATAAGACATTAAATCCAGAGGTTTATATTTCACCAAATATTACTGTAGTGGATCGTAATGAAATTACTAGCATTGATATAGTAGATGGTGGTAAAGGTTACACATCTCCACCAGATTTATCTTTAGTTAACCCAACCACTGGAACAAAGTACGACACTGGAGTCTTAAAGGCAAAAATACAAGGTTCTGCTATTAGTGAAATAGAAATACTTGAGACACCTGTTGGATTAAATGAAGTCACAAATATAGTTTTTGCAGAAAATGGCGATAATGGTATTGGTATAAACAGTTGTTTTACAAATACTACTGGTATTGTAACTTGTTTCTTAGCAACTCCGATAACTGGATTTACTGCAAATCCATTTGCTGTTGGTGATAAGGTATTCGTAGAGGGAATAGTTAATATAAACGATAGTAACGCTAATACACCTGGCGATGGATTTAATTCTGCAGACAATAAGTATAATTTCTATGATGTAATAGCATATTCAAATACAAACCCTGCAAAAGTGGTATTTGACGCATCACAGTTTGTATCAACTAATCCTGGTATTGCAGTTACTTCACAAAACTCCTTTGCATCAGTTATTAAGAAGGATAATTACCCAATATTCAAAGTAACGCAATCTGCTAAAGCATTTATTGAAGGTGAAAAGGTATTTACTAAGGTTGGATCTACATTTGTAGAAAGAGATTTAATTATAACTGAAAATTTAAATGATACTATTAAAGTATATGGAACTTATGAATTAAGTGTAGGTGATCAAATATTTGGTCAAAATTCTGGAACACTCGCAACCATTAAATTACTAAAAGAAAATAAAGCAACATTTAAAGTTGACTATTCTTTACGTAAAGATACTGGTTGGTCTGATGACATCGGTAAATTAAACTTAGATTATCAAGTATTACCTGATAATGATTATTATCAAAATTTATCCTACACAATTAAGAGTGGTCAGACTTATGATAAGTTATCATCAACTGTAAATGGTCTATTACATCCAACAGGTCTTAAAAACTTCTCAGACACAGGAATAACAACAGTAACTAAAGTATCAATAGGATCAAGTTTAGATTCAACTAGCACTGCTACATTAGATATTATAAGTGAAAAGAGAGTAGATACTCTGAATTTCTTCGATCTTGGTATTGATGTTGATACACTCCCTGATGATATCAATCCAACTAAATCTAAGTTTATCAAGTTTAATAATAAAAAATTATCAGACTTTATCAACTGTATTAGTAATAGAGTATTATCAATTGATGATATAAGTTCACAATTCTCTAACGCTGGTGGTGCTGAATCAGAATTATTTGTAGATGCTCATGATTACAACTTATTAGATGGATATTCAAGATTTTTAGTTCAAGTTATTGATCCCGTAGGAAGTGAGAGACAAGCAACAGAAATCATCACATTACCATCTCCAACAGGAGATATAATAACATTTGAGAAAGGATCTCTTGATAATAGGTCTGATCGTCAAATAGCAAACATAGAAGGTGATTTGACTGATAATACTTTAAGTCTTAGGTTTACACCATTTGAAAAGTTTAATACTGATTATGATTTAAAGATTATTAAAAATAAATTTACATCTTCAGGTATTGGATCTACTTCAATAACAATAGGTTTCGTTGATTTAATATCATCAAACCAAATAATTAGTGCAGGATCCACCAATAACTTACTTTATAGAGAGGTGGCAAAAACCGAATCTCTATTTGTTAATGCTGAAATATTAAATGGAACCACTAATGAAAGAACTTATGCAGAAATATTCATAGATCATGATGATACTAATACCTTTGCATCAGAGTTTTACTTTGATAATGATGCAAATGATACAATATCTGATAGATTTATTGGTACATTTACTTCAAGTATAAGTTCTGGAATATTAACCCTTGATTACGTAAATACTGATCCTAACGATGTTACTGTAAGAACAAAGATAGTTGGATTTGGAACAACTGCTTCTGGAATAGGAACACATACATTCAAAGCAACTGGACAACCTGATTCTTCTGTAAATTCTGCTAGATTGCAAACAAATTATGTAAGTATTGCTTCTACTGGAACTGTGTTTAGTGTTCTTAAGTCTGATGTAACTACAGTTAAGGCAATCGCTAAGGTTGGATATGGTAATAGTTCTGCATTACATCAATTCCTTATTATTAATGACACAACCGATTCATATATCACCCAATATCCATTTTTACCAGTTGGAACTGGAAATACTACAGGTATTGGTACATTTGGATCTGAGTTCAATGGTTCTAATCTTGATATTAAGTTCTTCCCAGACGCAGGAGTATCAAATGTTACTGTGCAGACACATAGTGAAATTATTCAAACCACATCTGACTTAGTTAATATTCCAGATGTTTTATCATATGGAACTATAAGCGAAGAAGTGATTACAGCGGGTTATAATGCAAGAAATGGAAATAGAGTTAATAGGACTGATTTTGAGGTGAAACATGAGGGAATTCCTATATTCCAAAAAACATTTGATCCAACAACAGCGTTAGACGTAACAACAAATATATTCAACGTACCAGATCACTTCTTTAATACTGGTGAGAAACTTACCTATGCATTTGGATCTTCTTTCTCAGGTGTAACAGCAACTAGTATACAGACTGGAGGAAGTAATATTCCAACGACTGTGTACGCAATCAAGAGTGGATCTGATGAATTCAAGTTAGCGACAACAAGAAATAATGCACTCGCTGGAACTGCTATCAATTTTTCATCTGCTGGAACTGGTAATGCACATACCCTCACAATGGATAAAAAATTATCTAAAGCAATAGTTTCAATTGATGGTGTTGCTCAAAGTCCAATAGCATTTACAAAACTAACTTATACACTTCAAGACAATTTTGGATCTGTGGGTGCTGCTGAGACAGTATTCTCATTATCAGGTATTGGAACAATCGCTAGTGGAGATTTACTTAAGGTTGATGATGAGTTTATGAAGGTTAACTTAGTAGGTTTGGGAACCACTGCAGTTGGACCTGTCACAGGATCAGGTACATTTAGTCTTGTTAACGTTGATAGAGGTGTGGTTGGATCAACTGCTGCTTCACATAATGATGGTGCTACAGCAAGGATTCACTTAGGATCTTATAACTTTGTAGGTAGTAAGATACACTTCACAGAACCACCATTAGGTGATAATACCAGATCTATTGATCCTACAACCCTAATCCCCGAAGCAAGATCTACATTTGGTGGTAGAGTATATCAAAGACAGGATTATACAACAAATACTGTATTTGATAATATTAGTAGGGACTTTACAGGTATAGGTGCTACATATACACTTACAGTAGGTGGTGCAAATACAACTGGTATTGAAACTGGAAGTGGCGTATTATTCTTAAATGATATATTCCAAACACCCACCACTACCAATAACGCTGGTAACATTTATGATTTTGTTGAGGGAGCCACTGGAATCACTAGTGTGACCTTTACAGGTATTACTGATGGAAGTAATAATTTAATACTATCAAATGAGGATGTAAATAAGAACCAATTACCAAGA